GCGACTTTAATCGCGGCCTCAGCTAAGGCGGGCAGAGATTTGAGCTTGCGATTGAGGCTTTTCAGGCCAAGGATCGCCATCACGTTTCCTCGCCTTCAATCGCTAGCATCTCAACGTACTGCCCGCGCTCGTCCGGATTGACGACAGTCTTGATACCGAAAACCCGGTTCGGCTTGTCCCCTGTCTTCCCCGCCCGTGCGTCGTATGCCCGCCACGATGCCGTTATCTGCCTTGCCGCGCTGCTGCCGCGGATGGTCAGATTGTACGGCTGCATGGACTGCATTCGCGCAGCCATGATGCTTTCGGCATTGCTGCCGTATCGCGGTTCCAGCCTTCCCGGCACGGTGAACTGGTCGACCCACTCACCGCGAGTACCGCCCCATTCATCGCTTATTTGTTCGCGACGCTGAAACGTCAAACGGCAATTCAGGCTGCCGGCACCTGCGCGCTTCGCCATGCTTCAGCCTCGTCTTTTGTAGGAGTTGGAAGCCGCTCGGCTTTGCCAGCAGCTATGGCGCGGTTAGCGCAAGGTGTGGTCACTAGCCCGACGTAGCCCGCCGGGTAGCGGATCGTTACCGCAGGCTTTGGAATGAAGTCGTAGGTGGCTGTGAAGTGGAGCCAGGGCATATGCGTTCCTTTGCTCGACATGGTTGCCAGACTCGGATTTGATGGCATTTCGGGCGTTGCTTTCTTGAGGGAAAACGTGGACAGACATAAAAACAAATATGCCTTGATCGCGCTTGGATTAGCGCTTCTCGCGATCGTCGCCACAGCTTGGCTCAGTCAGCCAACCAATCAAATGGAAGCCGGCGCAAACGCTCCAAACGATAACCAACGTCAGCAGGATGATGTCTCTAGGATCGTAAACGCCATTAATCATTTTGACCCCTGGAACGATACGTACGCACAATGGGCAGGCATATTGGTGTCTGTAGCGGCTGCATCGTTCAGTGCTTGGGCTGTTTTTCTCGTCCGCGACACGCTACACGAAACGAGAAAAGCAGTTAAAGCAGCTGATGACGCAGTCTTGGCAACCCTTCAGTCGGGGAGAGACCAGTGCCGCGCCTATGTCCATGTTGAGCGCGCCGAACTAAGATGGGGTGATGAAAGAGGGCGGTACCCTTCCTGCCAGATTTTTGTTCACAACACCGGTCAAACACCTGCCCAATGGTTCGAGTACAAGGCCAGCATCTTTTCACGAGAACTCGATTCTGAAGGAAGAGTTGTACGAACAATGCCTTTCAGTGAAATCGATTTGGGAAAAGCAGACTTCACCCGATGGAATGCACTCGGCCCCGGAGCAGAACTTTCGTTCAATGTGGGCCATCAGTTCATTTCGATTATGCAAAACGCTTACGGTAGGGAAGACGTTACCTTGGAAGTAGCTGGCGTTTTGCGTTACATGACCTTCTTTGATGAGCTTTACGAAAGTGAGTTTTGGTTCATCGTTCGACCGCCTCGGAAATATAAAAACGAGAAAACCCAAATCCCTGATAAGCCCTATTCGTTCGTTATCAGGGAAATTGCGGACAAGATGCAGCGTGTTTCCGGCAATCTACGAACGTACCGCAAGGTGGGTTAGCGCTTACACCCGCAGCAGCCTATACGGATCAAGCAACCAGCGTGCGGATCTGTTTTCGAACAGCTCGGCAGTCGATTGTCGCTCGCGGTTCTCGTAAAGGTCTCCCGCAATAAGCAGGACAGCGGCGTCCACTTCGGCTTCAGCGCCTGTCGGCGCCGTAGCCCGGTTCATATAACGCAAAGCCGCCCCCTGAGCGGCCGCCAAATATTCTTCAAGCTCTGCATCCTCATCATCGAATTCAATTCGAAGATGCCGCTTCAGTCGGTCAAGATCCACCGCCACGTTCAAAGCCCTTCCGCTTGGCAGGCTCATCTGCGACGCAACCCAGCGTTCGAGCCACCTCAGCCATGCGACCCTTCACAGTTTCGCCAACTTCGAACTGGCGGGGATAAACCTCACCTTCAGACACCGCCCTGAATGCCTTTGAAACACGCACTTCCATCAGCGCCTCCTATATGAAGGGCGCCCGGAGGCGCCCTGTTATGTATTGGTTAAGGCGTCGGTGCCGTTGCGATCTTATGGTAACGCAGGGCCGTCGGATCAGTCACGCCGCCGCCAACGCGCTTCGTGGTGTAGAACTGCACGAAAGGCTTGTTGGTGTACGGATCGCGAAGGATGCGAATACCCATGCGGTCAACCACCAGATAGCCGCGCTGGAAATCACCGAAGACAACCGGGATGGCGTCAGCGGCGATGTCCGGCATTGCAGCAAGCTCGCTGACCGGGAAGCCAAGGACCGTTGCTGGCTGGCCCAGAACCAGACCCGGCTGCCAGATGTAATTGCCCTGACCGTCCTTCAGCTTACGGATAGCGCCCTGCGTCTTGCGGTTCATTGCAAAACGCGCATTCGGGGTGCGCTCGCTAGGCAGGTCATAGACCAGATCAATAAGGCCATCGGTCGTGAGACCAGCTGCGTCACCGCTATTCACCGTCGGGATTGCGCCCCACGGGTGCGAATTCGCCGCCGTATAGGTCAGCAGACCCTTGGGCTTGTCGGTGCCATTTCCGGAAACGAACGCAATGCCTTCCTGATAGGCGAACTCGGTCTCGACTTCACCGGCAAGCCAGTTTTCGAGATTGATTTCGGAATCGTCCAGCAGGCGCTGCGTTGCCGCAGGATTCGCGTAGATTTCGCCGGTGTTGAACTTCACCTCGGCGAACTTTGCAGCCGGGGTTTCAGGACGCTCAGCGGCTTCACCTACCCAGCCCGAAGCCGTAGCGCGGTCGTTGTAGAGCTTGGAGAAGCCATTACCAGAAATCTGAATGACCGAAGCGATACCGCGCATCGGAGAAACGATCTTCAGCTTGTCGGTGATGGTGCGGTCCCATTCGGTCGGCGCCGTATAGCCGCCATCTTCTGGAACGGCGACGCTCATCGCGGCCTGTGGGTTGGCCTGAATGAATGCGTCGATGCTTGCCTCATCGCCTTTGCGGAAGAAGCGGTCAAACGCCTTGGTGTATTCGGCGTTCTTGATGTCGCGAGCCGGGTGCGACGCACCTGCCGTCTGCAAAGCAGCGAGCTTCTGGGCCTGCTCGTCGAGAGCCGCCTGAAGATCGCTGACAGTGGCATTGATGCGATCAACCTTTTCGGTTCGAACGACATCTTCCGTGCCCTTCTTTACGTCATTGAGCGCAGCGCTGTGTTCTGCCTTGAACGCTTCAAATGCGCGGCCCTGCTCTTCGATAAGAGCTTTAATTTCGGTAGCGTCCATTCGGACTACCTCCTGAGAATTGATAAATTGCTGGAAAGTGCCGCACGAATGGCGGCTTCGCTTGTCGTGTCCTCGCCAGCATCGCGCTTGGCGTTCTCGGCGGCATCACGCTCGCCTCGAATTTCATGGAGAAGTTGAGTACGCGAGCGCCGCGTCTCACCTGCTGCAGCTAGCGCCCGGTCAATCCGGCGCATTGCTGCGATATGTGCGGGAAGTTCAGCTTTTGCGTCGGGCTTGCCGATTCCAGCGCCCTTCTCGTCCGCAAATCCCTTTTCAATGGCCTCGTCGGCAGATAGCCAAGTGCCGTCCGACGCCTTTGACGGGCCATCCAATAGAGAAAGTACGACGTCTTGCGCCAGTCCGGTTCGGGCGGCGTAAATATCCGCCATTGAACTATCGAAGGACTGAAACAGTGTCGCAGCGTCGGTAAAATCGTGCGTATTGCCGACAGCAAGGCCCCAGGCTCGGTGGATCATCATCATCGAACCGGTAGACATGATCACCCTGTCGCCAGCCATCGCGATGATTGATGCCGCAGACGCCGCATAACCCATCACATTGACAGTGACCTCGCCGGGATGGCTTGCGAGGAGATTGTAAATCGCCAATCCCTCGAACATGTCGCCGCCCGGCGAATTCACGTTCACGGTGACCGGGTTTTTCCCGATAGATCGAAGCGCGGCGGCGGCTCGCTTGGCCGTAAACCCGCCCCCGCTCCAATAATCTTCACCGATCACGTCAAAGATCGAAATAGTGTTCGGATCGTCTGCTTCTGCCGCTTGGGGAGCACTCTCCCACCGCTCCAAGGCGGAGAGAGGCACATCCCACTGATACGACTTAGGTCGCGCAACGGCTGCAACCGGCGTTCTGTTAAGGCTCATTACGCGTTCCTGAAGGAGGGCGGCCAGTTTCTGGCTGCGTCATTGGATTTTTGAGGCTGTCCGCGTCTGGATCGTCGCTCTGGCTCAAGCCCACATAATCGCGGGCTTCATTCTGTGACATCCACGGTCTAGATCCACCGGAACCCAAGGCTTTCGCGAGGAATTCGGCCTGATCTTTAATCGAACCGCGCAGCAATTCGCGCTCATCGAAGTCAGCCTGATACGATCGACGCTCTTCTCGGGTCAGCAGGCACCGAGAAACCGCCTGTTCCCAAGCGGTGAACCACGGCGCCAGTCCATAACGAACGAAAAGCTGGCCAAGGGTTTCAATACCGCTGCCCCAAGACGTGTCGTCCATCATCAACAGAGGTCGCGGCACTCCAAAAGCACGTGCAACTTCCTCAATTTGATGATTTCTTGTCTCGATCTGCTGGCTATCTCTTGCCGTCTGAGAAAACGGCTCGGCCTTCATGCCTTCTTCCAAGATCAGCCATTTGTGCGCGTTCTCCGCGCCAGAGAACTTTTCTTTGAGACTGGTGTCGAGGTTTTCGAACTCCGGGTCACCGAGTTTACCTGGGTGCGTGAGCGCGCCGCCGACCATCGTACCGTTCTTAAATAGGCGAGCCGCGGCTTTTTCGGTCTGCATGGCTAGGCCGATGGCCTCTTTTGCCTGTTGGACGCGAGAAAGTCCGACAACGCCATCGTCCGTCATATCGCGGAGATGGAAAACCTCCGACTGGGGCAGCTCGACATATCGACCACCCTTCAAGACGACTTTGTAGATGACGGTCAGGTCGTCTTTCTGCTCGACGGTGACATTGGTTGGGTGCAGGGGCTGCAAAGCCACCACACGTTTGCCGTTTCGAACAATACGAGCGAAAGCATTGCCGTAGGTCAGTGCATGTGACTGCAGCTGCCGACGGAATTCATACGCCGTCTGCCAGTTATTCGGTTGCGTAAGAAGTACATCAAACAGAGAATGATCATCGGCTGGGTGAAGTCGCCCCTTCCCGTCCTTGTGCATTAGGTAGAAAGGCAGCATCCCGATACTGCCCGAGATGAGGTCGACACAGCGAAAAACTGTTGTGTTGAACAGAGCAGCCTTGGGCGTCACCGCCATGCCGCTCGCGGTTTCTGCACCGCCACCAAGAAAGGCGGCTAGCCTTGGATCATCCAAGCCGTCGAAATATTGCCAGTCAGCTCGCGGCGCTCGTTTCGGCGCGACCGAAGGCGCTGCCTCCGGTTTGGACCGGAACAGGTCTAAAATACCCATATCTTTCCTTGTTCCGATTAGCCGGCCATTCGGATGCCGCGTTTCTTGTAGACGGACTCTTTCGGCATAACCGCGCCGTCCATCGCCACACCAACCGCCATTGCCAAAGCGACAGCAGCGTCGATGCGCACTGACGCCTTCGTCTTCACGAACCATCGGTTGTCTTGCGGGTCATGATCGAAGGTGGCGCCCATCAGGGCGGTCATAAGTACCGGATTGCGCCGCATGCGAATGCGACCGTCGATAATCATGTCTTCGAGCGCCAGAACCGAGCCCGGCATCCACAAGCCTTGCGGCGGCGGTAAGCCAGCAGCTTTCGCCGCTTCTACCTTTGCTGGCTCGGGACGTGCCCGAACCTTACCGCCCTGCGGGTGTGCGACATGTTCAATGTCCAACCCGAGCGCTTCGACTTCGTCGCGGAACTTGTCGTAGGCATAGCGGTCATAGGCGATGGCCTTGATATCGAACGCCTGATCGAGTTGCTGGACCCGCGATGCCACGAAATCATATCTAATTCGCTTGCCGGGCGGAGCATTCAACCACCCCTGTTTTACCCAAAGCGCATATGGCGCCTTGTCAGCCTGTTCTCGCGCTTCCAGCGTATCAGCTGGCGTCCAAGCCTCCACCCACGCATCAAACGTCGGCAGATTGACGGTAAATCCGTCTTCCCGCTCCATTTCCTTGAAGCCAGTAGGAACAACGCACGCGAGCACAGTCATATCCTTGCTGCCCGACAGGTCGACACCCATGAAAACCGGTTTGTCAACGTGTTCGACTTCAGGATCGAAGTCATCCATTACGCTTTCGACGGTCTCGCGTGGCATCCATGCCTTGTCGGCATCGGTCCAGCAGCAGAAGTGCAGCCGAAGAATACCGTTCAGTTTGCCTGGCATTTGCTTTGCCTGAGCTACAACACCAGCAAGATATTCCTGGGTCAAGATAACGCCGAGAAGCGGGTTAGCTTTCTTCCAGCATGTTTCGTCCTTGAGCGGGTCGTCGCCCTTGTCCAGCGCGCAGACGTAGGAAAACGTTGTGTCGTCGATCACCTCGCCGACATACGTAAAATCCTCGTCCGGTGTCTGTGTACCCGCTGCCACCTTCACGGCGTGTTCGTGCTCTTCCCAGCAAATGCTGTTTCGGTCACTGCCTGAGTTCGTAATCATCAACAGCAATGGCTGACGCCGAAACTTGAAGCCGCGCTCAAGCATTTCCATCGTCGAGCGGTCGGGATGTTCGTGCACCTCGTCGCAGAGCGCAAAATGCGGTCGCGGACCTGAGCCAGACTTGCCGGAATCCTTTGAGATCGGGCGAAAGAACGATTGCGACTTGTGATGCGCGATATTGAACTCGCGCCCGATACCTCCGCTGAACTTCAGTCGTTCGACCAGCGCCGGGGCTGCGCGCACCATTTTGACGGCGTCCTGGAAAAGGATGCCCGCCTGCTCCTTCTTGGCAGCCGCCGCATAGATCTGCGCTCCAGCCTCCTTGTCCGCGATCAGCCCGTACAGACCGACACCGCCAGCAAACGGCGACTTACCGTTGCCCTTGCCTTCCTCGATGTAGGCGCGACGAAAGCGCCGCGAACCGTCGGCCCGTTTCCAACCGAATAGAGAACCCAGTTTGAAAGCCTGTGAGGCGTGCAGCTTGAAAGGCTTGCCTTCGAACTGGCCCTCGGAAAGCTTAAGCCGCCCTTCAAAAAACCGAAACACACGGTCGGCTGCGTCGTCATCCCAATACAGCCCGCGCTCGTGCCCGTGTTCGAGATCGTCGAAATGGCGGCGGCAGGCATTACGAACGTGAGGGCCGGCAACTTCTCTGCCATCAATGACGGCTTGCGCATAAGCGCTCACACGCTCAAGCGCAGGCATATCAGTCAAGCAAATCATCCTTTTCCTCGCCCTCGTCAGGTGTCGCCACCTTGGAGGCATCGGCAGGCGTAGCGCCCATCTGGCCAAGCATCTGGCGCAGCAAATTCATCGCCTGCACACCAACTTCCTGCCCGGCCATGATGCGGCCCTGGATAGTCGAGGCCATACCGACCAGTGTACGATGCGATTCATTCAGCCACGGCAGCTCTTTCGCGAAAAGCTTCCAGGCTGACTTCGCTTTCATCTCAGCGCTGTCCTTCAACCAGACGGGAGGAGCCCCAAGAGGGCCGTTTGCGGCCGGTTCAGCGCGGTTTTTGTACCGCCCGGCATTGATTTTGTCGCGACCCTCGACCTTCGCTTTGCCGAGGGGATTTCTCGGCTTTGCCATGGAATGAAATCCTTATGGGGTCATGTTTTGAATTGCAGATGCGTGCGCTGTCGGTCCCCGCTGGTCCGGGGCTGCTGCGCCTTGGGACTTTTTGATGCCCCCGTCTATGCCGGGATACCTTCGGGGATATAGTGAACTGGCGTTCCGTCCATAACTGATATGGCGCTCTGAAGGGTTTCTATCGTTTTTGCTTCCTTCAAATACCTGACAGGCAGCTTCACATGCCCGCACCCAGGCAAAACCGGCAGATAAACGATAGTTTCCAAGTCATTATGGAAGAGAGCCAGTATATCGGCATCACGCCGATCAACCTCACGCTTCCGGCTAGCGTTGCCGCCGCGTCGGTCCACGGATATCCTGCATCTCCATTCAGCGCGTTGGCGCCTAATGATAGATGATGATTTAACCTGAATTCGATACGTCTTGTGGCCTGCTATCATAAGGACGTCGAACCCAGACGTATCTGAATGAATAGCGTGGTATCCATTCTTGGTGATATCAGCGCAAACCAGAAACTCTGCATACCTACCAAGCCTCGAATAATCAGGGCGGTTATCGTTGTCCGCTAATGGGGCGGAGATGCAATTTCCAAATAGATCCAAGGTCTCGACTCCTTGCCGACCTCATATGAAAGAGGCGGGGAGCCGAAGCTCACCCGCCTGAACCATGCAAGAGGTCGAGAATTGCATGGTTATGCTATCGGCCATCCATCGGGACCAAACCGAACGACGTCTTGGCCGAGCTCTTCGCGCTGTTTGATGCGGTCATGGCATGGTGCGCAGAGGCTTTGGAGGTTGTCTGGGTCAAAGAACAGCGCCTCATCGCCTTTATGCGGGCGCACATGATCACATACCGTGGCAGGCGTGACATCCTCTTGCTGCAGGCAGTAAGCACACAATGGATGCGCGGTCAGTTGCCGCTCACGTAAGCGTTGCCAGCGGGATGTCTTGTAGAGCTTGCGGTAAGATGCGGCTTCAGTGCTGCGCTGATCACGTCTGGTCATGCTTACCTTCGAACTGGTGCCCTAGCGAGGGATCGAACCCCGGACCATCCGCTTACAAGGCGGCTGCTCTCCCATCTGAGCTACACGGGCGATTGGTTGCGGGCATCGGGATCGAACCGATCATATCCGGCTTATGAGACCGGCGAGCACACCAGCGCTCTCGCCCGCTGAGATTGAATGGAACAATTAATCGATGACGCCCGTTCTCTCCTCGTAATCGAAAAGGAGAATGAAATGGCACAGACCACCGAAGGCATGCTTTCCGAACAAATCGACGCACTGCGCAAGGAAATCAGCAGCCTATCGTCCCGATTGTCAGATCATCTCGGGAATCTATCCGGCGCAACCGACAACGCCCTCGCGTCCACGAAGGACGCGGTGAATGTGCTCGCCGAAGGGGCACGTGAACATGGCCAGCGTGCTGTGCAATACGCACGAGAAAATCCCGGAACCGCATCGGCGTGGGCATCCGTCGGTCTGGTGGCCTTGGTTGCATGCATGCTCATGAAGGGCCGCGGAAGTCGTTACCGGTAGATTCCGTTGAGCCAGCCAGTTGAAACAGACTATCGCGGACCTGGCCGCCAGTCGGTATCAATCCTTCCTTCCTCAGCTTTATGGAAATACTGGGAGCAGACCAACCAACCCTTAATTGGTCTCAATAACAGAACACATGCAATCACGATGATCGGCAGGGTCGTGATTGCATGAACCCAGATCGGTGGATCAAAAACTGATTGCAACCAGATACCGAATAGCAGCGCAGGCACCGCGGCGATCGACATCGAAAAGAATGCGGGGCCGTCAGCGGGATCGGCGAACGAATAGTCCAGACCGCAAACCTCACACTGCTTGGCTAGTGTTAGATAGCCTTTGAACAGGTGTCCTTGTTGGCACCTCGGGCATAGCCCTCGGACACCGGTACGAAACGGACTCTTCGTTGCGGAATACGTCATATCTGGCTCCTCAAACTATCAATTAGGAGAGCCCAACAATCAATCAAGCCAATCGTGCCGGCGGGGAGCCTACCGCAATAGGCTCAACCCGCCGAACCAGCAGCCGGAGGAGAAACGGCGCTGGAATAGTTACCCCACCGGCAATGCCGACAGGGGCGGCTCTTGTAACCGCACTGAAATGAGAAAGGCCGCGCATGGCGGCCTTGATGTAGTCTTCCCCTCATTGGGGAGTTGAAGCGGATCGGGGTGCACTACGCAGGTTGTGCGATATTCCAGATATTTCGATACGCCAGTGGATGAAGCTCCAGATCGTCCATAGCGCCCTGAACCGCAGCTAGCCCGCGGAAAACAAGAGACCTCCCCGCCGCAGTTGCCTGCTTGTGCTTGAACCCGTCTTTCTCGCCTATTTCAGCCAGCGTCTGCCCACCTAGCACCGCATCCTCGAATGGCTCGATGAGCGGCCCAAGCCTTGACCGCAGATAAGCAAGGATCGGTCTTGTGTCGATTTTCTCGAGCAGCAAATCGTCGGTGAATTTCAAACTGAGGCTCGGCGTCTTACCGGTCTTGGGTATTGGAACCGTGCCGTCGTCGTTCTCGAAGTAGGCATCGACTTTGACGTTCACCTTGCGCATGGCAGGAAGGGCATAAGCTCCCTTGCTTCTGCGGAGCTTACCGGAATATTCAATTTCTCCGCCTTTCACACCACCTTCCCAGTTCCGCGCTGCGGCAGCCTCAACCTCTTCAGTGCCTTTCAAGCGTTTGCTTTCTTGAGCAGCGTGCAGGCCTGCATCGTATCCGTAGTCTTGGCCCTTAAGCGGCTCGGCCTCGGCGATCGCGACCAGCCGACGATATTGCATAACCAGTTCGATGTAGCCGTGCAGCTTGTCTCGGCGCAAAGCCGCCAGCAGGGGAAAATCCTCGTTATCATTCGCAGGGACAGCAGGATCACCGATCGACTGACGCTGTTTGATGCGTCGCAATTGCGTGGCCATTGCCTTAGCCTCCTGTTTGGCCCGTGCGGCACGGTCGAGATAGATCGCATTTCCCATCAAGCTGCCTCCTCATTCAGAAGATCCGACAGGTACACGCCGTCGACTGCATAGAACTCGAACTCTTCCCGGCGCTTAATTGCCGCCGTCTGCCAGCCTCTTAGTTCCAGGTCTCGTGCATATGGAGATGATGAATGCTGGTCTTCATCGCTCGGGCAGTTGTCATTTGCGACGAAATATTTGTCTTTCAGTTTCTGCTTCATGCTGCTTTCCCCTTCTCCTGTGCCAGCCACTCCAGAACCGCCGTAACGGCCTGCTCAGCGGCTTCTGTCGTTGTGGTGGCCCGAATGACCAGAACCGTGTAGCCCAGCCGCTGTAGGGCAGCGTGGCGGTCTTTCTGGGCCGGCGACAGTCTTCCCTGCCCGACCTTGTTCTCGATCATCAGCAGACGCCCGTATTCGCCATAGATGCGAAGGTCAGGTTCGCCGCTGGTCATTCCTGTTGCGATTGCCTGAGCCTGGGCTCTTGGCCCCCGCTTGCTGGCGTTCATGTCACCCGCCAGCAGGAACTGGCGTTGGTACTGTGGCAGTCGGCGCAGGCTGGCTACTTGTGCCGCCTGTAATTCCCATTCGAGCGGCGGGGCTGGCTTGGTCGTCACCTTCCCGGCCTTTGTGGTGATCTTGACGCGAGCGCCGTTGATGCGGACGGTTTGCGTTTTGGTGGCGGTCGTGGTCGTAGATGAAGGCGCGCGCGTGCGGTTGCGTGCCATGTGAGCTCCTCGTGTTTATTGCGGTATGCCGTTGGTAGCGGCGAGAGGAGTGTGGAGTGCCTCAATAAATGTCGTGTTAATGGCCGACATAGCCCGGCAAATATTTTGGGCCATCCTTGAATCAGGTTGTATTTTGGAATTGGCAAAAATCAGGAAAAGTGCGCACTTCTCAAAACTCGAGAACTGCGCGCCGCGCGCTTTGTGCGTAAGTTTCTATATAAGAACACTTACGCACCAAAAGCAGCGTGCATTTGCGAACTTCTTTTTGGTCTTTTCGAGAAGTGCGCACAAAGAAGTGCGCAGTATCAGAAGTTGTATTTTGATTATGACATCGGGTTGTATTGAATGGCTGACGAAGGTACATTTGGCAGCAGCGGTACTTGCCTGAATCTGAGATTCCCGGCTATATCCCCCACTTCCAAAATAGCAGAGCGTTAAGTGGCACTGTGACTCGTATTAATTGCGTAGACCCGTCAGAATTAACCGGCCCCCATCTTATAGCTGAGTATAGGGAATTACCGCGTGTTTTCGCTTTGGTACGCTCAGCGATTGAGCGAGGAGAAGCACCCACCGATGCCCGCAACCCATCCTTTTATACCTTGGGTAAGGGGCACGTTCGCTTTTTCTATCCCCGGCTTGGCTACCTCGCCAAAAGACAGGCAGCGATTATCGACGAAATGCTCGCGCGTGGTTATTCCCCGCAGTTTACCAACATCGATCAACTGCTAGACGGCTTCCCCGATGTATGGTGCAATGATTGGGAGCCGACCGAAGATGCCGTGGCTATCAATCGCGCCAGAATCTCTGAGCGCCTGGCGAAGCGCCCCTGACCGCCAAGCCGAACTGCGTATCGTTCTCTCCAATTTTTGGTGATAGAAGCTAGCTGATCCGAACCTGTTGGAGGAAACAATGGCTAAGATCGGTCGTACCGGCTTCAACAAAATTCTAGGTGCGGGCTATACCGTGCTCAACCATGATCCTCTGGTCGGAATTCTCACTCTCAAAACAGATACAGGTACAATCGAATTGGCAATGATCAAACCTGTAGCCGAAGCATTAATGGGTGAACTAATCGACTTCCTGCAGGAAGGCAAAGGCGACGACGCTCCAAGCTTCGCGGTTGAGCGGAGTCAGTGAAAACCA